TTGCTCCGCCACTTCCGTGCAGAAAGAAAGCGCCTGCCCTCGTGCGATACAACGTCTCATCAACCGAATTTATGTCGCTGTCGCCAAGTCCATTACTCCAGACCGCTATTCTCGCTGCCTTTTCGGTGTTATATCTTTTACCATCAACTATTCGTTTCATTTTCATTCTCCCTTCGACACTGGAGATCCTGGAGCGCCGCTTCAATAGCATTGCTCCACTCCTGGGCTGTAATTTTCCACTCTCTCATATCTGCCTCATCGGCGTCCGAGGGGGTGTGCGGCAGAGACAGCTCTTCCATGGAATTTTCTTCATAGCACGCAGCAGCAAATTCTTTGCATTTTCCTTTTAACTCATTAATTCTATTCATTTTTATTCTCCTTTTTGTTAGTGTTAATTTTTCCTTACTTCCCTAACCTCTGTATAACATTATACAGAGTTATACAGAGTATGTCAAGAAAAAAAGTGAATTATTTTAAGGGGGAGGCGATTTTTTTTGATTAGCAGGCTGAACATGCCGATTTCCCTTGATTTTTTTGATAAATAGTGGAAAAATATTAAAGATGTAGTAAAATATAAATGTGCGATGCAGTTGATTTTTTTGGAGTTATCTTTTGAATCTTTTATATGCGTAAAAATGGCAGATAAAGAGCATTTGAGTGTAAAAAAAGTCGAGGCGGCGCTCAGGGAGTCTAAAGGGTTTGTTACCTTCGCCGCGAAAAAACTCGGCTGTACGTATCAAACCGTATATAATTATATTAAGCGACATCAGTCTCTTCAAGCCGTCATGGAGGCGGTCTCGGAAGAGGTCCTCGATTTTTCAGAGAGCAAATTATTCACACAAATCAACGAGGGGAATACGACCGCCATTATTTTCCATCTCAAATGCAAGGGCAAAAAACGAGGCTATATCGATCGTCAGACCGATGAAAAGGACGATGTGCGAACGATCAATATCCGGGTGCAAAAATACGATGATTGGACGGATGATGAGCTTGCAGAGTACGTTAAAACCGGCATCAAGCCGGATCGATTCAAAAGCTGATCCCACCCCTGGCCGCGCCGAGCTGATCCGCATGGCCGAGGCCAGGGAGGCGCTCACTCTTCGTGCAGAAAAAGCTATGTATGCCGAATGTGAGAGTAGCCTGCACGCGTTTATCAAACACGCGTGGAGAGCGATCACGCCGAGCCATATTTTTGTAGATAACTGGCACATAACTTCAATTTGCGCTCACCTCGAGGCCGTGACCAGGGGTGAGATCCTTCGGCTGGTGATCAATATTCCCCCGCGCTTTACGAAATCAACGATCGTCTCCGTTATGTGGCCGGTCTGGGTCTGGCTACAGGATGCGACTAAGCGGTTTTTGACCGGCTCACACAAGGACTCACTTGCGATCCGCGATATGCGGCTATCGCGTATTTTGATCAATTCGCCCTGGTTTCAAAAAGGCTGGGCGGGGAAATTCATGTTCTCTGCCGACCAAAATCAGAAGCAGCGCTACGAAAACGATCAGCACGGAGTACGGCTTTGTTTCGGCATGAATTCCGGGGTGACCGGTGAGGGCGGCGATATCCTGATAGTCGATGATCCGCACAAAGCGCAGGAGGGCATGTTTTCGCAGACCGCCCGGCAAAACGTGATCGACATGTTTGACCAGGAGCTATCTACCCGTCTCAACGACCCGAAAAAATCGGCCATAGTAATTATCATGCAGCGTCTTCACGAGGATGATCTGACTGGGCATGTTTTGGGCGGGGGTGGTTGGGAGCACCTGTGTTTTCCGATGGAATATGAGCCTGCCCGCAAGTGCGTAACCTGTCTGGGCGTGCAGGATATCCGCACCAGGCCAGGGGAGCTTCTATGCGATGATAGATTTGGCCGCGAATATGTGGACGATCAAAAAAGGAACCGGCTTGGCACATACGGCGTTTCAGGGCAGTATCAGCAAGCACCTGTACCGGCTGGCGGGGGAATAATCAAGCTTGATTGGTTTCGGTACTATGGTATACTGCCTTCGAATAGCCAGCGTGTTGAGGTGGTTCAATGCTGGGATACGGCGCAAAAGGCGAATGAGTTGCTGAATTGCCCGTGGGTGTGCGGCACCTGGATCAGAACGGCAACGGGGTATTACTTGGCCGATGTCTATCGGGAATGGCTGACCTACCCACAGGGGAAGCGTATGGTCAAGTCCATGGCCGAAAAATGGACTCCGAATGCCATTGTTATTGAGGATAAATCAACTGGCTCTTCGTTGATCCAGGAACTTTCGGACGGAACGCTTCCGGTTGTTCCCTTTGAACCTGAGGGAGACAAAATTACCAGGCTCTCCGTCGAAAGCCCGACCATTGAGGCCGGTAACGTCTGGTTGCCTGAGTCCGCGGGCTGGCTGCCCGATTTTCTGTCCGAAATCGGCAGTTTCCCTTTAAGCTCGACCATGGACCAGGCTGATATGCTGAGCATGGCACTGAAGTATTTTCGTACCAGGGCGATAAAAATGGAATACGAGAGCACTGGCATAGAGCACGACTATGTCCAGGGCATGAGCGGGTGGTAAAATGATCGATAAAAAAAAGAAAAAAATGATACCTCTCGTCGAGGTAGCCTCCCTCAGTACCGATACCGATTTATTGTCGTCATTTGGCAGCTACTTTTCGAACCCCGACCCTGTCGTAGAAGAAAAATCCGCTGGCAAGGGCATCAAGCTCTATGACGAGGTCGCTCGTGATGCACACGCCGCTGCAGTTTTGCAAACTCGCTATCTGGCCGTGGTTGGTAAAGAGTGGAGTATTACACCTGCCTCTGAAAGCGGGCAAGATGACGATATCGCCCAATTCGTCGAATCAGTGCTCATGGAGTGCAACTTCGATCAATTGCGATTGGAGCTCCTACAAGCCATCCTTTACGGCTACTATGGCGCTGAAATCATGTGGAAGGTGGCCGATAACAGTATTGTCATTGATCGGTTTTTGGGCAAGCATCCACGGAGGTTCTGCTTCACCCTGGAGCGTGAGGCGCGGCTGATCACAATTGATTCGATGATCGAAGGCATACCGATCCCAGACCGCAAGTTTTTGATCTTCCAGTGTGGCGATAGTGATAACCCCTACGGCAAGGGTCTGGGGCAGATTTTGTGGTGGTATGTCTGGTTTAAAAAGCACGGTGTAAAATTCTGGGTCATGTTCATGGAAAAGTTTGGGATGCCGACTCCCGTGGGCAAGTACCCAGTGCAGCAAAAAGACCAGAAAACGCTCTTGATGTCGGCACTGAGATCAATTCAAAAAGAAACCGGAATAACAATTCCGGACACTATGTCCATCGAGTTCCTGGAGGCGGCCCGGCAAGGTGACGGCTCCTACGCGGCTGCCTGCCAGTACTTTGATAGCGCCATCAGCAAAGCCGTGCTCGGTCAGACTCTGACAACGGAGATGGGCGGTACGGGGTCTTACGCTGCCTCCCAGACCCACAATGAGGTTCGTCAGGATATTGTGGAGGCCGACGCGGATCTGCTCGACGCCTACCTGAATAAGACGTTGATCCCCTGGATTGTGGATTACAATTTTCCGGGAGTAACTGGATACCCGCGGCTGGTGACCCAGGCCGGGAGAAAGCCGGATCTTGCAGCGCGCAGTCAGATAGATAAGACTCTATCGGTTGAAATCGGCCTGCCTATAGCCAAATCGTACTTTTATGAGACCTATGGTATCCCGGAACCTGGGGACGACGACGAACTCGTAGAGGGCAGAGGGCAACCATTGCCGGGCTTGAATCCGATGTTTGCCGAAAAGCAGGCGTCAGTACAGCAGCAGAACCTTGATGGCCTGCACGATTCAGCACTGAAATCATACCGTCCGGTTTCTGTCGGCATTGAGAGCCAGATAAGAAAAATTGCAGCCAAATATGATACGTTAGAGGGCCTTCGAGGTGCCATCTATTCCGAGTATTCGCACATGAGCGCCGATGACCTGGAAAGGTTGATTTTTGAGACACTGATCACATCGGGCGCATACGGCAGGTCGGTTGCCCAGACCGAAATTGAAGGCATTGAGCGGCAAGTGAAAGAAGCGAAAAAAGCGAGGGGAAATGATGCCAGTCAGGCTACGCGTCGAACTTGATAAAGTATCGCTCACGCCGCTTCCGCCCGAAGAGGCAATGACTTTTTTTCATGGCAAAATCCTCCTCTCATCGAAAAAATTCTACTCTCTCGTGAACGCGGCCAGGGTGAGGGCCTTCACCGTCAGCCGCGTGGCGAAAATGGAGATCATAGACGATATTCGCTCTGCGGTACAGGCGGCGATTGATAATGGAGAAACTCTGGCAGATTTTATGAGCCGCCTTGGCGAAGTCATGGACGAAAAGGGCTGGGGCGGCCTAACACCGTGGCACGCCGAGACAGTCTTTCGAACCAATATACAGACCTCGTACTCGGTGCAGCACGAGGAACAGTATCGCGAGAGCGGCGATGCTTTTCCGCTGGCCGAGTACGAGGCGACGATGGACGATCGGGTACGGGATGAACACGCCGAAATGGATGGCAAAATATACCCCGTAGATGATCCTTTCTGGGATACCTGGACGCCTCCGAACGGCTTCAATTGCCGATGTTCAAAACGGTACATCCACAAATACGAGGCCGAGGAGCGCGGACTGAAGGCCAGCGACCCGCCTCCGGCTGGCATAATGCCGGACAAAGGCTTTGACGTTAACCCGGTCAAATCGATATGGCAGCCGAACCCGGAGGACTATCCGCGGGAGCTGTGGGTGCAATATGAGAGGGAACAAAATGAAAAACAATAACTTTGCTGGATTTGACGACTGGGTACCAATTTTTTTCGGCGGCAAACAGACTGATGGTAACGGCGTCGAGCATGATGGCGATGATTTGATCGAAAAGGCGGTTCGGCTGTTTGACCCAACACACCATGAAGCCCCGATAACCGTGGGGCACCCCAAGGACAACTCCCCTGCCTTCGGCTGGGTGGAAGGGCTGAAGTCCGCCATACAAAAAGCCGCTGACGGCTCGACTGTATCAGTGCTCATGGCCAAATTCAAACAAGTAGTCCCTGAGTTTGCTCAAGCCGTAAAAGATGGCTTATTCAAGAAACGATCAGCCAGCTTTTACCCCGATGGCAGGCTCCGGCATGTCGGGTTCCTGGGTGGGATGCCACCGGCGGTCAAGGGGCTGGCTGATCTGAAATTCAAGGAAGGCGAAAAAGAAATTTTATTTGCAGATTTTTTACCGCCGACGCAATCGATGTCGGCACAACATGAACCAGCGGAGAACCCGCGAACTGAAAAGGGAGGGCGTATGCCTGACACGTACACAGTTGAAGAGTTGCAAGCCCAGCTTAAGGCCGAGCGGGATCGTTTGACCGCTGAGTTTGCAGAGAAAAACGCAGCCGCGGAGGCAGTAGCAAAAACGGCCAGGGAGGCCGAGGTGCAGCGGCTCAGGGAATTTGAAGAGCACAAAAAGGCTCTCAAAGCTGAGCTGGAGGCCGAGTTTGTGGAGCGAAACCGCAAAAACGACATACAGCGCTACATCGAGAAAGGGCAGGAAGAAGGTGCCATCATCCCCGCGTGGGTGAAGATGGGGCTTGCTCAGTTTATGGAGTCGTTGCCCGCCGTGGCCACGATCGAGTTTGGGGAAGGTGACCAGAAAAAGGCCGATTCGGCCTACGGCTTTTTCCTTCGGTTTCTGGCCGAGCTGCCCAAAACAGTCAATTTTAGTGAGGTTGCTGCCAGGACCGGTATTGTTGATGGCGGCGGATCAGCAGCGGCCAGTCTGGATGCCCTGACGGCCAAAAAAATGGCCACGAATCCAAGCATGGGCTATGTGGCAGCATTTTGCGAAGTGCAGAATGAAAATCCGGAGCTTGCAAATGAATACGCAGCCGACCTGCGGAAAGCGAGACGTTAATTATGGCAATAGAAAATACTCTTTTCAGGCTGCCGTTTGAGGCGGCAGAAGACCTATCCGACTATCAGTATCATTTCGTGAAACTCGGTTCAACTAAGGGGCAGGTCGCATTGCTTGATGCCGCAAATGATGTCCCGATCGGCGTGTTGCAAAATGAACCGGCATCGGGCGAAGAGGCATCGGTGATGATTCATGGCGTTAGCAAAGTCAAGGCCAATGCCCTGATCGGCATTGGCACATTGATCATGCCGGAATTCGTATCGACTACGGATTGCGGCAAGGCGCAGGATGCCGGAACCAACTGGGCAGCAGCCCGGGGGGTTGTAGTTGAAGCATCCGGGGCAGAGAACGACCTGGCCAGTGTGCTCCTGCTCGATCCAAAGGCTCCGGGTATCGGCAGAGTGTCTGAGGTTGCTATCAGTAACGGCCTCACGAGCGCTGTTGCAAGCGCGGCCACGCTGACCCTTACTGCCGCGCAGCTTTTAGGCGGCTATATTCGGGCAACTCCGACCGAGGCGCAGGCTATGACATTGCCGACCGCTGCTCTGCTGTATGCAGCGATGCCACAGCCCCAAATTGGCAGCCGGTTTGAGTTCACCATCACAAATTTGAGTGCGTATACAATTACCGTTGGGGCCGGTACAGGTGGCACGCTGACTGGCACGGCAACTATCGCTACGGCGAACAGCAAGCGTTTCCTGATCGAAATTACGGCAGCGACTCCAACATACACGTGTTGGAGCCTTGGAACAGCGGTTCACTAACAACCAGAAAGGATAAAATATGTCTCAGCCAAATGTTCGCGGCCTGGTAGTCAGCGGGCCTCTGCAACGAGTTTCAATCGCCTATCGCAACAATGCCTATATTGCCGATAGGCTGTTTCCGGTTTTGGATGCGCCATCGCCAGAAAGTAAGCTGGCCCGATATTTGAAGGGCGCGTGGTTCCGCGATGAGGCGGCTCAAAGGGCGCCAGGTACGCGGGCTCGGCGTGGCGGGTATAATATCGATTATATCGATATTATTACCAAAGAAATAGCTTACGGCAAAGAGGTGACCTCCGAGGATCGGCAATACGCCAAACTTCCTAACAGCGCCCCGATGAGACCGGATATCGACGCCATAGAATTTTGCCGCGACAAGATTCTGCTCAGGCGCGAGCGTCTGGCGGCGGCAATGGTAAAAGACAGCACGTGGTCTGCTGTCTCCGGGGAGGATGTTGAGGGAGGTTGGGCGGCTGGGTCTGGAAACACATTTATTTCAGACATCGAGGATCGAATTATCACGATTGAGCAGGCGTCGGGGTTCCGCCCTAACATCCTGATGCTCTCTTCAAATACCTTAAAGGAGTTGAAGCAGGAAGACACGGTTCTGGACAGAATCAAGTATACGCAGAAAGGCATTGTCACTTCAGATATGCTCGCATCGCTCTTCGATCTCGAGGAGGTTTTGGTCGGTGGGGCAATCTATTCTGATGCTGAGGAAGTACAAGCCGGGTCAGATTTTAACGCCGTGAGCATCTGGGAGAAAACGGCGACGAAGGGCATGGCGTTTCTCTGCTATCGACCAAGGATGCCTGGTTTAAAAATACCGTCGGCGGGGTATATTGCCAGGACGCCGTATGAGAACGGGCAGTATCAGGAGACCAGGACGTATTACGAAGCTGCTGAAGACCAGGACGTATACGAGTGCCGGGAAAAACTGCACATAGTGCAGACTGGAACGGATGTCGGGTTTTACTTTTACGACACTATAGCGAATTAGTTTTCCGACCGGCCAGGGGTTACCCTTCCGACCTCTGGCCGGGCAAAATTGGGGGCATTTATGGCTTATTGCACACTCACAGACCTGAAAGATCAGATTAGGGAAGACGATCTTGCCGCTCTCACCGACGACAGGACCAACCTGCCATCTACCACACTCGCGGCTGAGGCGACGATATCAGCTACGACGCTGACCCTCACCGACAGCACGGCATTTCCGACATCGGGGCGGGCGGAAATCGGCAATGAGCAGATCGACTATACCGGAAATGCTGCAAATATCCTCTCCGGCTGCACCAGAGCAGCAAATGGCACGATTGCCACGGCACACGCCAATGCAGCAACCGTTACCGAGGTGATCAAGATTGATGAGGATGTGATTGACCGGGCCATCGAGGATGCCGATAGCGACATAAACAGCTACTGCTCGAGCCAGTACGACGTGCCATTCGCTACGACTCCCGCGATAATCCGAAAAATATCGGTCGATCTGGCTATCTACAATCTGTGCAGCAGGCGTAAGGGGGCGTCTGATGACAGGCGGCGGCGCAGGGATGATGCGCGGGCCTGGCTGAGAGACGTTGCTGGCGGAATTGTACAGATCGGAGACGCCAATGCCGCTGCGGACGATGACGCCGGAGCCGAATCGTACCTTGATACAGATGATTTGATTTTTACGACCGGGCATACATCAAAATCGACGGTCGGGACGCTGGACAATTTCTGATGCGAATAATGATGCAGTTTAATTCAGAGAAGTGCATAGACCGAGTAAATAAAGTAATTTACAGGCTACAGCATATCGTGCCAGCCCTGAATGAGATCGGCCTGTATGTCATCTCTTCCATCCGGAGAAATTTTCAGGAGGGAGGGCGGCCAATCAGGTGGAAACCGTCGAAACGGGCTATCAGTGAGCACGGGATGACCCTAATCGATACAAAACATCTGATGAAAACGATCACCAAAAAAATATCCGGCAACACGGTGCGTATTGGAACAAATGTAAAATATGCGGCAATACATCAGTTTGGTGGGAAAATAGAAAGAAATATAACATTTTTGACTTATTTTAAACGGCTCTGGCATGGCAAGAAAACAAATAGCAGGCATGTTAAAATAACCATCCCTGCCAGGCCATTTATTTTGCTTCAAGCGGAGGATATACCAATTATCCGCCGCATCATAAGTGATCACATAGACGGAAAGGGAAAGGGGGCCGAAAATGGCTAATGATTGGGATGCAAATCCAAGGGTAATAGATGCAGCCGGAAATAACGGCTCACTCGTAGAAAATATAAAATCGTTCGAGTGGCACCCGGCGGCGGCCAGCGATGACCTTGAAATACAGGATGACGCCGGGAACATCCTTTGGAAGATCCGGGCTTCCATCGGCGGGTCCAACCATGAAGACTACGCCGCTCAGGCGAAATACCTGAACAGGAAGGGCATTAGGGGGGTTGTTATCGCCACCATCGATGGCGGGACGCTGTACATCCATGTGCTATAACGGGCCTGTCGGTATCGAAAATAGCTACAAAATGACCGATCTGGTATCGCTCGAATACCTGCCATTACTCGTGAAGTATAATCAGGCCGGGCATGGTAAAACCGGGAGTAGGTGGGTTAAAAAAGTGATGGAGCTGATGGCCTCCGATCAGAAAATAAAGAACGTGCTCGATTACGGGTGCGGGCAGGGGACTTTGATGGCGGGCATCGATAACAAAATGGCTGGCTACGAATTGTGTGAGTATGATCCGGCAGTGCCTGGGAAATCCTCAGTCCCGGTCGGCACTTATGATCTGGTAGTGTGCACTGACGTGTTGGAGCATGTAGAGCCGTTACTGTTTGAAAATGTGCTTACTCATATCGCCAGTATAACCGGCAAGACAGCATTTTTTGTGATCGCCACCCAGCCAGCCGTGATACTCCTGGCTAATGGCAAAAATGCGCACTTGATCGTCAAATCAGCGGGATGGTGGCTGGCGCAGATTGAGATGGCGTTTCCTGATAAGCCGATCACGGTTGGCGATAATTGCCGTGGGCAGGTGACCTTTTTGGTCGGGGGCGCGAAATGAAAGAGCTTGTACTTGCCGTGAAATCCAGGCTGCAGACCGACTCGAATTTGAGCTATGTGCGGGACACCGATATCTGGATAACCGAGGACGAGTCTATTTTGCCCGTGCATACGAAATTCCCGGCTATCGCCATCAAGGATGGGGCGGTTAGAAACGAACAAATGCTGACCGGAAACTATCTACAACACGCCCAGGTGAGGATAACCGTCTACCAGCAGGTTTTAAAGTCTGAAGAGTCGATTGTCGGCACTCACGGAGTGCTGGATATGGCCGCGGACGTGATAACAAGCCTGATCGACAATTCGCTCAGCTTGACCGGCATTCAAAATGTCTTTCCTGTCGCCGAAGATGCCAGCCAGTTGTTCGGTGACGAGGAAGAAATGATCCAAAGAAAAACCATAATCATGGACTACAAACGGCACAAAACATGGGGTTAACATGATCATTAAAGACGAAAAATTCAAAAATTTATGGCACGGTTCGCCATGCCTGATTATCGGCTCTGGCAGAACCGGAGACTACCTGCCGTTTTGCCCGGAATTGAATGATTTTCCAGGGAAAATAGTCGGCTGTAATACAGCGTTTGAGGTCGGCTATCGGACGGATATGATAATCTGGACCGATCAAAAACTGATCAAGCGTATCCGGGCGGCTGCCGATTGCCTGAAGGTTTCGATCACCGGTCATTTTAATGGCGTTGACTACAAAGATAATGGCATCCACTGGATCAAGGCCGATGGCTCAAATGGGCGCTTTTCCGATTCGTTTGATGCCGGGCTGTATCCTGCCGACCTGACCGGTTATACAGCGCTTAATACAGCCTATATAATGGGCTGCAACCCGATCTTTTTGTTCGGATTTTTTTCTGAACAGCATCAATATTTCGCAAAGCATAAGCGGTTCAAATTGGCGGCTGATCAGGCGGCGCAGGATGGCAGGGAGGTATACGTGTGTGATGCAGATTCCATCCTGTGCAGGGAGGGAATTTTTGAGTACAGATCATGTTTCGAAACGAAACCAGGGCCGGAACCAGTGTTAGCATCTGAGCAGCCTCCGGCATTAAAAAGCAAACTAAAAAAAGGAGGTAAAAAATAATGTGCGCATGGGCAACTGGTGCAAGGTCGCAGGTTCTAATAGATTGGGAATCGGTCTACGGCACGGCTCCGACAGGTTCGGCTATAGCGGCAATAAAGCTGCCGTTTGTTTCCTGCGACCTGAAAGATGATAGTAAACCGCAGCCGACGGTCATCCTCGGCGGGGGACGAAATGTTGCCCCGGCATTCTATCCGAATACCAGCTTCGCAGGCACGCTGACCGGCTACTGCGACTCGATCGCTATAGGGTACATTCTCAGGGCTATTTTTGGTGCCCCGACAACAACGGGGAGCGCCTCTGCATATACACACACATTCAAAATCGCCAGCACGACGCCGTCGTTTGTACTCGAAAAAGGGCATCCGGATATCCCATATTACTACCTGTACAAGGGGTGCAAGGCGACCGGGTTCAGCGTTACCCTGGCACAGAACGGGCAGTTTCAATACACGGTCCCACTCATCGCCGCATCACAGACCGCAAGTTCATCGTCATACGACGCCACGCCGTCTATCGATGTGAGCAAGCCCACCGTGATTTTTGATGCGCAGGATTTGGCCGTGACGGAGGGCGGCGGGGCAATCACCACCGTCGATCAGCTCAGCTTCAATTTCATGAATAATTCTGTTGTGGGGTTTGGCTTAGGCGGAGGCGGGTCGGCTACGGTAGCGGGCGAAGGAAATCCGACGATAAATGGAACACTGAGAGGCATGTTCGACGGTAATACCATCATCGCTAAGGGCACGGCCAAAACCGAAAGCTCTCTTGTCGCCACGATGACAAGGAGCACAGTGTCTCTATCACTGGCGGTTGATGAGCTTTTTTACAGCCGTGAGACTCCGGCCATCAGTGGGCCGGGCGGGGTGATGATTGATCTGACTTTTGAGGGATTCTATTCCAATGATGCTGACGCGAGTGCCTTTCGTGCGGTATTGGTGAACGCGACGGCTTCGTACGCGTGATATTGAGTAGTTGCAAATTTTGCAATAACAGAGGGGAGGCGCTGTATACAGCGAGAGGGGTAGGCATCCCCCCGCCCTTCCTCCCCTCTTATATTTTTTTTGGGGGGCTTTGGGGGTTAAAATGGACTTATTGCTTGATTTGAGTGCCAACGATGGTATCTGGATTGATGGGACACATAGGATTTTTGAAAAATCTGAATTCGAAGGGCTTAACTTTCGCGTCAAGATTAAGCCGTTGACCAGAACGACGCTTCGCAAGCTGCAAAAAACAGCATTGACCAAGACCGGGGTTGATCAGAATATTTATTTGCCGCGTGTCTTTATGGACCAAGTCGTCGATTGGGAGCTTAAGGATGGAAACGGCAAACCCATCCCTTTTACCGAGGATAATAAAAAGGTTCTGGCCGAGCAGTTTCCAGGCTTAACCAATCTGATCGCTGTAGCCTGTATCGATGCTCAGGCCAGAGCTGCGGAGGCAGTCGAGGAAGAAACAAAAAACTAATGGACTTCTGGCGCTGGCGCATGGCCGGAAATGGAGAAAATCCAAAATATTGCGCCGAGTGCCGGAAGAAATTTGAGCTGGAGGATAAATATCCTCCCTGTGATGAGTGTGAATTCACCTGGCCGGGCAGGAGGGCACCTGAACTGATGGTGGAAAATATTACCTGTCTGGAGGTCCACGATCTATGCTTTGATGCCAGAGATGGCATGAGCGGTGGGCTTGACTATGGGGTACTTCTTAACGTAATGGCGCTTATGAAAATTGATCACGATGAGCAGCTTGAAATATTCGGGAAAAGCCGGCGTGTTGAGGCGATGTTAAAGGGGCTTGCGAAAAATGCCTAATGATCTAAGGCTTGCGATTGAGGTCGATGATAACGGCTCTCTGAAAATCAAAGGCTTTGCGCAAGCGCTTGAACGAGCCGGGGGGCATAGCGATGCAGCCAGGGGCAAGTTGCATGGGTTTGGGAATGCCGCCGATACGGTAGGGAATAAGCTAAAAAGCATCCTGGGGATACTGTCCGGCCTGGGCATATCTTTTGGCCTGCTGAAAATTGGACGAGCCGTTGCCGACTGGATGAAGTTATCGGCGGCTCAGGACCAGGCCGAACGATCCCTCAAGGCCGCCATGGTATCCAATGACAGGTATTCTACCGCCCTTTACCGCGCAACGCTCCGTCAGGCGGATGCTGTACAGCGATTGACTGGTCTTGATGACCAAGAGATTTTGCGCGGCCAAAAAATGCTATTGCTATATAAAGCAATTTCTGACGATATCATGCCACGCGCAACGATGGCGATGGCCGATATGGCCGCATTGATGGGCGGCGATATGAAAAGCGCGGCTACCCAGCTTGGCCGAGCCATGGGGGGATCTACTGAGAGCCTGCGACGCGTTGGGATCATTATCGATGAAAATGTATATAAGCAGCGCGGCGCCATCGGGGTGCTGGAGGAGATTGAGAAAAAGGTTTCCGGGCAGGCGGAAGCGCTGGCGCAGGGATCAGGGAAATGGCGGTTGTTGGGAGCTGCAATAGGGGAGGCGAAGGAAGCGGCGGGGGGACTGTTTAATTTGTTTGCCGAAAATACCGGGGCCATCGGTGGCATGACAAAATTTTTTAACGCTCTTGCCGATGCCGTTAAAAACTATAGCAGTGAGATAGCCAGTGCCTTATCTATCAGCGCCAAAATAGGCGCGAGCCTGATTAGCCCTGTGTACGGCGCAGGGATTGTGTATAGCTCAGCCGTTGGATACGTAAACCAGAAAATCGCCGAGCGATCGGCACGGGTAGCGAGCTACGGTGGTAGCTGGGAAGAGGATGAAGAGAAAAAATATACCCCCTGGCCGCGGCCACTGACGCACGATCAGATGCAGGCGATGGACGAGACCAAAAAATGGCTATCAGACCTGACTACTTCCGACTATGAAAAAGGGTTGGAGATAATCAATGCCAAATACGAGCGGCTCGGAGAGCTTCTTGGAGATAATGCCGATCTGACCAGAGCATACCGGCTGGAGGTAGACCGGCTTAAGACCACCGAGAGCCAAAAAATGGAGGGGCTGAATGACATTATTGCCAAGAATACCCTCGATTCGTATCAGTTAAAAGTTTATGACCTGGACAAACGTTTCGCCAGCCTCGATGTCACCCTAAGGAATTCAACCGCAGGGGCAAGAGCCTATGCCCTGGCGCTAGGTAGCATCAAAACCGAGGAATACCGCGAAAACATGGAGGCAGTCGAAAAAATAAGCGCCAAATTGGTCGCTACAAATAACAGGCTTGTTGCCGCCGAAAAAGCCAAGGAGAATGCGGCGGTAAAAGTAGAAGTAAAGCGGATCTCGGAGCTGATTATCGCTGCCGATGAAGCCGAGAAGGAAGTACTGAAAAAGTGGAAGAAAATGAGCACAGACATCGGCAAATCATTCACCGATGCGATGCTTGATTCCATTAACGGTGTTGAAAATGCCTTTGAAAATTTCGGTAAAAACATAAAAAATATGTTTCTGAAAATCTGGCTGGATAAAGCCATTACCCAGCCAATTATCATGCCGATTATTAACGATGCGGCTGGGATGTTCGGCTTTTCCGGTACAGGGATTAACGGGACCACTTCCGGGTTTTCTTCCTTCATGGGGTCATCGGCCTTCGGCATGACTGGCGGAGCCACATATGGACAGCTCCTGGGAGCCGGGGCGGTCGGGTATGGCATGGGTGGCGGCGGTACCAGCGGGTTGATTACCGGGCTGGGGGCCGCTGCGGGCATGGCACTCGGCGGGCCTCTGGGGTCTATGGTCGGGGGCTTTGCCGGAAACTATCTAGCGAAGATGTTTGAAGATGAGCCAAATCCGCCAAAGATTGACTTGCTCTACGACATAATCGACGGAAAAGTTGAGCTGATCGGGGAGGCGTGGAAAAACTCTCCCAGGTCACAGGAGCTTATAGATCAAATTCAAGCTACTATCCAGGGTCAAATTGACTTGTTTAAATCGATTGGGCTTATAACCGGTCAAGTTTTTCAGTCAGGGCAAATTGCGCTATCTGGTCGTGGTGCTGGGGGTATTTTGCAGGGGGTGGCAGCGTACACCTCTGCTGATCTAGCGCAATTATACGCATCATCTTTTGATGGTTCTGGTCAGGCGCTTGGGGAGGCGGTCTTTGCAGAGTTTAATGAACAATTTGAAAAGGCTTGGTCCGTTAGCGGGGGGTTTTCCAGCCTGACATGGGAGAATCTTGGTAAAAAAGTCCCGTCTCTAGTTAGCAGGTTTGGCGGGACTTCCGGGCCGGAGATGCTGGCGCAGCTACAGGCCGGAAATTCGGAGAATTTCGAAACATGGCTACAGACTGGCATGGGATTTATGCGCGGCACAGAGTACGGCAAATTTTGGACTCCAAGCGGGAATGCCGCGACGATGGCACAGTTTGATAAATTACTGGCCCAGCTACAGGATAAAATTACGGCCATTTCGGACACGATGGCGGGCGGTATCGGAAATGCGTTTCTTTCAGCGCTCGATTCCGGCGCGTTTGAAACATTTGGTACTTCGCTGAGACAAAGCACATACGAATCGATACGGCAGGGAATAATGCAGGGGCTTGTTGCGCAGATAATGACCGGGGAGGGCAGCCCTCTTGCGACCGGGCTTACCAATATCCTGGGGGCTACGAATCAATATGCCGCCGGGGACATAACATTTCAGCAGGCGCAGGGGATGATCGATCAATCTATAGGTGGGATGAGCGATGCTATCGCCAAAATGGAGCCTATCATGCAACCGGTCTACGAATGGCTGCAAAATTTAAGCGGCGCGTTAGGTGTTAATACCGACGCCATTACCGGCAATACCGATGCCATCCTTGGTCCAGTGCAGGCATTTCTAAGTCAAATGGACACCTCCCTTGCCCCCTCGCAGAGCCTGGCCGGGATACAGCGCATTTATGATCAAAAATTGGCAGCGGCGATAGCCAATCCGATGTCATTTTCCGACTTCGCCGGGTACGCGAGCCAGTATCTCGAAACACAAAAAGGGATCGGCGATTATCAATCCGCCTGGTCGGGCGTACGCGGGCAGGTAGAAAATATCCCCTGGTATTTGTCGGGCGCTTCGGCCACCTCTTCCGCTGCCGAGGTTGGGGCATCCGTAGGGCAGAATCTGGCTCCAGCCCTGCTCGACCTTAAGGAGACGCTGGAAAAGCCGAAGGAAATCAAAATCACGATGACTACATTGGGATCGATGATAACGATGATTGGGCAGGAGCTTTTAGCCGACAAAGACTTTGTGGCTGGGGTCAAGGAGGTCTGACGATGGCAAATACTATGTACAACTATCTTGCAAATCTGGTTGCAGACTATACCGCTACCACGCTGTCAGTAGACCCGCAAGATGTTATGGTTATATCGGGAGAGAAGGACATTGAAATTCACCAGGGACGCGGCAGGGCTGAGGAGCGAATAGCCCTTTCCGATCAGTCGAAGTTCTGGGCTAAACTGCAATGGCGTTATTTGAGTGAGACCGATCACAGCACGCTCTTTGACTTCTACCACGATCCGGCAAAGGGGTGCGGCCTGGCGCGGACATTTAAATGGGATCCACCGGGGCAGTATGACGCTCACGTGTATGTAGTCCGTTTCGACATGCGCTGGGAGTCCTTTATACAAAACTACCAGAACTATGGCATAGCCAGCCTGATGCTCTACGTGCTGGGGAGGGTCGCAGAATGAGTCTGGCGACGATACTGGCCACAATATCAAAAAAAGTCTACTGGCTGTTTGAGGTTGACCTGAATAACGACGGCACGGTTGATTACTACTGGTCTACGGGCGCGAAAACCTACGGCGGGCACGATTACACATATAGAATCATTTCATTTTCGCCGATATCACTTCAGATGGCCACCCCGGAAGTCGGGATGCTGCCAGAGGTCAAAACGACTATCCTCGCGAGCATGAAAGATGCGTCCATCGACGGCTATTACGCCTCGGATTTTGAGGGGGCAAAGGTAACCGTACGGCTGGTCGTGTCCGATGGCTCCGAGGAGGCCGAGGCTGGGGCATGGTCTTTCCGATGCTCTGTAGCGACGTCGGTTGATCAAAAATTGATGCTGCAGTGTCATGACTGGCTTTCGTACTACCTGGAGGGGGACTACCCAAATACCGCCCTGGTGAGCAGCCTTTTTCCTGCGACAGTAATGAAAAACGATAATATATGTGTACCAGTGGTGTATGGAGTGGCCTATTTCCCTCTCCGCTGGATATATCCGTACTGGACGGCTACATTTGTAGATGTCGATACATTCACGGTCACTGGCGATCAGACGGCCACATTTTCCGCGGGGCAGTACGTGATCTGTGAGTGCGGGGTTGACGGGAATATAACCGGGAAAGTGCTGAGCAGCTCATACAGCTCGGTCACAACGATTAACATGACCGGTGCCAGCGGGAACCTGACGGCCAATCTGACTAAGGTCAGGATTGACCACTATCTGCTAGGGCCAACAGGCGTAACGTATACGATCAGTTCGTCCAGGTCACCTGTTGAAGCAGGGTTCCTCTCTGAATATTCTTCCGCCAACTACACGTTCAAACAGGCCACGGTGACTGGCAGCGATGGCACTTCATACCGGGCCGTACAACTCCTTTGCAACGACGCCGATGTTGATGGAACCAACGATGCAAACGGGTTTTGGGGCATTCCGGGGAAAGAAATATACGATGTACCCTTTTATTTTTCGAGATCCGATACTGCCAGCATTACAAACCCCGCCGACGTATACAGCGCTATCTTGCAGGATATGGGTGTGCCTGCCGGAATGATTAATACCACCGAGATTACAGCAGCGGCAGCCATCTATCTTGCGCGGGGCACCTTCCTGAACCTGGGAATATGGTATCAGATGTCGAGAAAAAAGCTGGTCTGCAAATTACTGGCCATGATCGGAGCTGTTCCGACGATCGGAGAAACCATCGGATTGAAAGTGCTCACGCCGGTGAGCCAGGCGACGGTTAACGAAGATGAAGTCGCTCCAGGCTCCTTTCAAATACAAAAAATATACACAAAATTGCTCAAAGATTCTGGTTACGTGACCTGGCAGAATCAGGGTGAACCACTTGATCAGCCGAATAAGGGCATCGTGCCGGTAAAAAGTAGCACAAATAACAAATCTGATACCGTGATCGAGGCTGAGTGGATCGATGATGCCTGGATAAACGCCAGCCAGGCTGCACAAAAATATGCAAAGCTGGCTCTACAGCGGAGCTTGTTGCGCGATAAAACGATATCGTTCAAATCGTTTGCGATCCTGGTTACGCTCGAACCTGGCGATATAATATCGATCGAGGCTGCGAATGAAGGCGCTGAGGGCAACTATGATTTGCTGACGGATGGAAACCTTGATATTTGGACATCCGCTACAAATCTCACGCATTGGGCGGAAACAATAGGCGGGACATCAACAGTTAACCGCGACACGGACAAATATATTGGCACTTATGCCGCCAGGCTCTATGTAGACCCATCCAGCACGCTCGTTGCCATCCAGCAATCATACGCATTTGAGGCCGATCAGGAGTACGAGGTTATTGTAGTTGCGAAAGTGGATGTTGCTGCTGCCGGGAGAGGCTTTACTGTGCTCACCGATGCCGTCACAATCCAAAATCAATTGTGTACGGCATCGTACACGGTCTACGCGTACACATTTACCGCCACAACAGATACATTCATACAGATCAAACGGTCTGTTTCGGGAGGCAATACCTACAGTCTTTATTTGGGCCAGGTCATCGTTCGCAAAACCGGCACCAACGCGTATGATGCTCTGATTACTAAGATGACCATTCATGAGGGCCTGTGGGTTGATGTGGAATGCGACGGATTTTCCGATATACTGGATGCCTACGACGATCTCTCTGCCAGCGCCATTGTTCCAGCCGATCCGGACACGAGTAGGGCGTATTCACCGGTCAACCAGGGGCCGAGTGACGCCGTTGATCAGGCCGGGACCAGAGCCAATGAGATAACGCAGACCGTACTCATCACCGATGGGCAGCTTCAGACTAATGACGATCCGGCCACCAATGGCGGGTTCGTAGCCACGAATCAATATCTACGCTGCTACAACGATGAGGGCGGCCTGAGGTTTGAGGTGATCTACGACGGCACGACGGCGGATGGTGATGTGACGATAGGGAACTATGCCGGGGGGCAGGGGGCCAAATGGGATCAATCTAGCGGGATCTTTGAGGTGCAAGGGCAGATACAGGCCACAAGCGGCGCTGTTGCTGGATGGACTATCGACGCCGATGAAATCAAAAAAATAGCCAGCAACGCGGGGATATCGCTTAATTCAGCCACGCCAGGAATATCAATAACAGACGCGAATGGGTATATACGGGTATTCATGGGCAAAAACGGCAGCGATTACGGTATCTATATAAAAAATGAGCTGAATCAGACGATTGTGCAATTAGACGATAATGTAAAAACCATATCTGGCTGGACGGCAGGAATGACGGCTTTGGCTGTGAGTACGAACATTATTCTTGATGCCAGCAACAAAAAGATATCGATCAATAGTGCGACGTTTGGCACTGCCGGGATTCAGCTCGAATACAACGCCGGATCACCTCAAATTTATGCTGGAAATGGTTCTTCCGACTATATGAAGTACACGACGGCAGGGGGTATCGAGGTCTCCACCTCACAGGCTGGTGGGATACAGATTAGAGGTGGAGGCGATATTACTTTAACCGGAAGTGATACAGATCCGGGGAGAATTAATTTTGCCGGGACCTCATATTCCGTGCAAATGGGTGGGGATGCTGATGGAAACAGGTTTTCTTTTAATCCATCTGCTGATAATCAGGTGGTATTTGAAATCGGCGACAGCTCCTGGTGGGGGACTCCATACAAATTTCGGGGAGTAAATATAACCGCCAAAGAGACGCATATAGTAAAAACAGGTGATTATGCTTACCTTACGACCGATGTCGCGTCGGTAACGGTTGACGCGTATGGCAACTTTGATAATACAGCCGCCGTCGTTATCGGGGCATACGACATCACTACGGAAACAGACTCCCAGTATGTTTTTGAGTACGATCATTTCGGGCCACGGCTGCACAATGCAACAAAAGATCTTGGTAGCGATGTATATCCATGGAGAAGTCTTTTCCTTGGTGAGGGCAGCCTATGCCACCAGGGCTACAAAAACGATTCCTTTGCCGACGATGCTACTTATGCCCTGCCGGAGGGTATGACCGGTGTTGTGACCGTTTTTGCCGTTACCACCGTCGGGAATCCGTACGGGGGCACTTTTTTAGTGAGGGATACAGGGGCTGTCGTGCTGCTGGCTGGTTACGGAAGCCCGACAACGACCGACACAGACGGATATCTGTGTTGCTACGACGGCGGGGCCGGGGCCATCGTAGCAAACAGGCTTAACTACGCTGTCAAAATACGAATTTCATGGTGTTCATAAACTTTAAAAAAATGAAAGTAAAAAAATGACAAAAGATCAAAAAGAGGGACTTTTCCTTTTCCTGCAAAAATTTTGTTCGGACAATGCAGGAAATCGCCTGAATGAGTGGCTTATAGAATCATTTCTGAATAGAGCCTATATAAGGCTTGAGGATATCTACAGGGAAAATAACAGTGCTTCCCAGGAGGGCGAAAAATGCCAACGGTAGCGACGCGTGTAATTAATGTAGAATCGGGGGCCTCTGTTGATGTCGGGCCAGTTACTGCTACCGCGGTAACAAATCCTGCATCTAGCGCCAGCATAATTGCTCTGCTCAAAGGACTGCTTACGCAACTCCAGGGAGCGGGCAGTGGGTCTTCCCCTTTCCAAATTATTGGATATAGTGCTATTTATCAACAAAATGTAACTGTAACAGTAGCAGGAACACCGGTACAGATGGCATCACAGGCTTGTCATTATGTATTCGTTTTCCCATATGACACGAATACGGATACAATTTATATTGGAACATCGCTGGTGGATGCATTATCCACGCCGGCATTAGGCGCTCCGTTGGAAGTTGGCGGATGTCTGCCGCTTCCAGTTAATAATGCTAATCTATTGTATGTAGACGCTAAAGTTAGCGGGGAGGGTTGCCATGTTCTTGCCTTCTAGTTCCAGAACAGTCGTTCCGAAATTAAATATCAGGGGCAGGCAGAGTGCCCTAACTCTCAATCGCACTTTTGCTGTTGATCAGTGGGAATTAACCGCTGCCCCGGTTAGTTTTGGTAATTTAGCAAATGATTATATTTGCCAATTTGCTGAATTTAATAGATATCTTTATGCCGGGGTGGGACGGTACGACTCGGGTGCAGGCGGAGGAGAAATCTGGCGATCATTGGATGGTGATTCTTGGACAAACGTAATGACTGGAGGCTTTGGCTATGCCACTAATCGTTATGTGAAAACAATGGTTGAATTCAACGGATATCTTTACGCTGGCTCTGGCATGACACGGGCCGAGATATGGCGATCGCAAAATGGTACGACATGGACATCTGTAACTACAACGGGATTTGGTGATGCAAATAATGTTCTCACGCTAGATTTTTGTAAATTTCGTGGTTATTTATATGTTGTAATGGCAAATGCAGTGTCGGGAATGCAGGTATTTCGATCTCTCGACGGAACTAATTTTGAGGCTGTAATTACAGACGGATTCGGAGATGCAACTAATGTCGGAAGCGTCTCCTCTCAAAAAATAATAATCTCTTTTAACGATTATCTTTACGTTGGGACGGCAAAGGGATCTGGTGGATGTGAGATTTGGCGATCTCTCAACGGAACTAGTTTTACGTCTGTAATTACGGACGGATTTGGGGATATTTTAAATCAGAGAGTTGTGGGATTTGCGAAATATCGTAACTATTTATATGCTGCTGTTATGTATAATGGTGCGAGTACTACGGGGACAGGGACAGAGGTATGGCGCACTCAAACCGGATCTCAACAGTCAGATTGGGCTCAAGTTAATGATGATGGATTTGGACTGCACCCAACATATAATGTATATCCAACAGGCCCATGGGTGTGTGGAGATTATTTGTATGTACTTAATCGAGTATATTTAGTAGATTTATGCACTGCTTATCGGACCCAAGTTGGTGCACAGATGTCCGATTGGAGTATTGCCAATGTGCCCGGCTTTGGACTGGACGGAGAAGTTAATGCAGATGTTCGGGCGATGATTGATTTTAAGGGACATACATATATGTGCGCATGTACGACTGGGCCAGATGCAAATGGGTTCCGAATTTATCGACTTCACAGTGGAGTGGCGTCTATAACTGGATCGATATCCGCGACGGGATTATATTTACCGTCTATAAAAATAGCTGATGAAAATATAAGTGTGCCTGAGATTATTTCTCAACATATTTCAGCACAGTCAATAGGTACTTCAGGGATTATGTCTGCCGGAACTATGATACTTGCACCAGCACCAGTCCAGGCAATTACGGCAGTGAGTGACACAGTTACAGCAGCAGGCTCGCTGCTTACACTCAATCCTGACGCTAATTATACGCTGACATCCACTCCGACCATCCCAGATGGAGCCACAGGACAGATCTTGTTAATCCAGGTTGCAAACGGAGAGGCCAATACTATTACGTTGCAGGACCAAAGCGTATTGCCATTGAGCAATCTAAGGCTACAGTCAAATACTCGAATAATTTCAGCAGTGAATCCATTAAGATTATACTTTGATGGATCAGACTGGGTTGAAGAAACAGAAGCTATACAAATTTCGAAAACAGTTAATCAAGAAACTGTGGCGACTGTCTCTGGGGAACAAATTGGAGTAACAATACAAGCTGATGAGACGTCAACTGGGGTTGATGAAGCGTATGGAAGTATTTGGGAAGCCATAAAAATTACTGCAACGACTAGTGCAAATATTGGCTCTTTTGCTGTTAAAATAAAGGCTAGTGCTTCCCTGTCAAATCCAACAGCGTATATTTCCGGATTTTTGTATTCAAATGTAACTGGGTTGCCAGGAACGTTGATAGGTGGGACTACAACAATAGATTATTCAGCATTAACAACCTCATTTGTCGAGCAGATATTTAATGTTTCTACATCGATTGTCAGCGGAACAGTTTATTGGTTAGTATTAAAACAAAGTGCCGCTCCGACGGGGGGTACAATATCATTAGATAGTGGACTAGTTGGCACGGGGGTACATGCCTATTCGACAGATGGAGTAACTTGGATAGCCGAAGACAATAAAAAATGTTGGAATAAAATCTATGGGCGATGTGGCTACGGGGTACGCGGATCTTCGACTTCGAGTTACGGGGTATACGGGTCTTCGACTTCGAGCTACGGGGTACGCGGATCTTCGACTTCGAGTTACGGGGTATACGGGTCTTCGACTTCGAGCTATGGGGTATACGGATTTTCGACTTCGAGTTACGGGGTACACGGGTCTTCGACTTCGAGTTACGGGGTATACGGGTCTTCGACTTCGAGCTACGGGGTACGCGGATTTTCGACTTCGAGCTATGGGGTATACGGATCTTCGACTTCGAGTTGGGGGGTATACGGATTTTCGACTTCGAGCTATGGGGTATACGGATCTTCGACTTCGAGTTACGGGGTATACGGGTCTTCGACTTCGAGCTACGGGGTACGCGGATCTTCGACTTCGGGGATAGGTGCATATATAACCATTAACCCCCCTTCTCTAGATACAATAGCAGAGGTACTCCGTATACACAGACAAACATCAGATATTGCCGCAGTAGGCATTGGGGGCAGTATTGATTTTCATATCGAGGGCGGGAGTGGTGGAGATATTGCAGCATCCAGAATCGGTAGCGTTCTGACTGCCGTAGATGCAGGAATAGAGACCTCCGACATTAATTTTTATACAAAATTGGCGGGAGGGGCAGTAGCCGAAGTCGCCAGAATTACTGGGGCAGGACAATTATCTCTCAATAACCCGACCCCCAACGCATCGGCAATTATTTCCGCTGTATCGACGACAATGGGGCTGCTACCGCCTGTAATGACATCTACACAACGAGCAGCAATAATGACTCCTGCCGAGGGTTTGATTGTGTATGATGTTACACTACATAAGTTAACGGTATTTACAACTGTTTGGGAAGCAATAACTAGTGTTCCTATATAAGGAGAAAAAAATGATAGACCCCAGAAAATATGCTGCTTCGAAAATATTTGGATTAATGACTGTAACAAAAATAGACGAGGCAAAATTTATTTTTGTTGCAAAAAGATTTTCTGAAGAGACAGGTGCCGCTATCGATGATGAAAGATGCGAAATCACGATAGAACAAGTAAATAAAGAAATTGCTGATTTAAGGGAAGCAATTGAATGCCGGGAGTTAATTTTGTCTGATTTGGAAAAACAATAATAAATATAACAATAGGGGGGGTGAATGAACATAACCAAAAAAACATTTGAGGGCCTTAGTACTGGCCGAAAACTCGATGCTATATACGACAGCCTTGAGGATCTGCACGCGAAAATAAAGCGAAGGGGAAAAATCGATACAGGGCTTACCGCCGCGACCGGGTTCCTCGGCGGAGTATGCGCGGTCGCGGCGAAATGGATGTTTATAAAAGGCTGACTATTTGAGTTTTCCGTCGAGCATCTCCTTCGAGATGCCGGAAATTTCTTCAAAAATAGCGTAGTCAAAATTCGGCAAAAGAAGGGTTAGCGCTACATCTTCTTTTGTCGCCAATGAAAATGACTTCATCCATGCATCATGATATGTATACTTTTTAAGGCACCCGTCTGTAGTCTTACGCGTAGGATGTTCTGCTTTTTCCGCATCTGTCATGCTGTTGAGATCGATCCACTTCGTCATTTGTAACGTAAAATATTTAGGAAAATTGATATTTTTAAGCTCAATTTCAGCAGGTTTGTTAAACATCATCAGCGGAGGTGTTATTGTGTTAAGAAATCCGCTGTTCCAGTTTCCGCTGTTCCAGTTTCCGCTGTTCCAGTTTCCGCTGTTCCAGTTTCCGCTGTTCCAGTCTCCGCTGTTCCAGTTTCCGCTGTTCCAGTCTCCGCTGTTCCTGTTTCCGCTGTTCCAGTTTCCGCTGTTCCAGTCTCCGCTGTTCCCGGCTCCGCTGTTCCTGTTTCCGCTGTTCCTGTTTCCGCTGTTCCAGTCTCCGCTGTTCCAGTTTCCGCTGTTCCTGTTTCCGCTGTTCCAGTCTCCGCTGTTCCAGTTTCCGCTGTTCCCGGCTCCGCTGTTCCAGTCTCCGCTGTTCCTGTTATATATTTTTTGACAATATATGGTTCCGTTTTTAGCCAGATACTTTTCTACATCATTCTTGACCTGGCTTGAATCGTTTATGGTTACCAGATTATCAATTTTAAGTATTTTCGACTCGCAATCGTACCACCACTTATTCCATGCGTCCTCATCAACCTCGTTGTAGTGTGCTATCGACGTGTGGCTATTCCAGTCATATGTCTCTTTATTCCCCTCTTTTTCAAGTTTTTTAATTTGTTCCAGGGTAAAGAACAGCACTTTACCACGGCCATCACTGATTGCACTAAAAAAATCACACATTTTAAGCTCCCTTCATGCCAGATTGCCAGATTGCCACGCCTCTACTGAGCGCCAGGGAGTCTACGCTTGCGCTCAGTAGAGTCAAGCGTAGTGCGCTCCGACATGGCGCGCATGGCCATAATGATAATTTATCCCTGCCGATTTCCGGTCAGCTCATCGATGTAATCAATAGCAGAGGTATAATTTTCTTTAATTATATGATACTTAATTATAATTAAAGATTTTTTTAGCTTTCCGACTTCGCGCCGTAACATCATGCATTTGTCGACGAAAAAACAGGCAGCAAGCAAAAAACCTATCCCGGCCATGCTTACGACGAAAAACTCGAAATCCATAATCATTTCTCCTTTGCAATGTGCCGTAATATCTTATAATAGTAGTACCAATAAGGCACCCAAGAAAAAAGCTAAGAACCCTCATCTTCACCTCCTGATGGGCAATCGCCCCCCGGGGTAGGGGAAAGACAGAATTGGTGCTCGTCACATCCGTCACACTTTATCCAGTAGCCAGGAGTGCAGCCAAGCCAGTAGTTATTATCAATCCCGCAATCTTTCCCGATATCGGTCCGGGCACAGGCGCAACATTCAGACATTAACCCATCAAAACCGTTCTTCTCTAGGTACTCTGCCACTATTTCGCGTATCGTCATATTGCATCGCCTCCCTCTAGGTAGCTGGCCCCTACTGGCTGAAACAGTAGGGGCCACAATTGGTTATGCCCCGGTTATGGTTGCCGGTACCCACATCACATTTTTCCCGTTTCCAGGCGGATATACGCCTGTATTTTGCCTATCATCACTCCAATCAGTTCAGCTATTCTTATTCCCCCCTCTGTTGAAACGGGGGGGGGAATAAGTTTCCCAAGATTTTTTGCAAATTCCAGGAGCATTTTTTTATCTGACTCCGGCCTGACTCGTGTTTCCTCCTCGTCTAGGCGGAGGCGCTTGTCCAGGAGACCCTGGATAACATCCAGGGTCTCCTCCTTCGCGTCTTTTGCCCTCTCGGACAAGTTGAAGTACTCGTGGCTGGATATATCCAGCCACTCAACCTGAAAAAGGCGCTCCTGCAAACAAATTGCGTCCATCGGCTCTACGGGCACCATGCGCCTTATCTGCCGTATTTTTTCCAAAATAATTTCTTGATCATCGACCATCTGGCGACACCGACTGGCAACACATTGTATAAATGTGCTTAAGCGCATCCAGTCCAAATTTCTCTAGATTGTCCATGTCCGGTACCGATGGCATGATTTCTGCGGCATATGATGCCGCAAGTCGCCTGTTTATCGCCACGACATCGCCCCCGCACGCGACCGAAAGTTTACCGACGATCATGCGCCGCAAATTGATTTCCTGTCTACTGGCCGCCGTAGACGCCGCCGTTGGTGCCGTTGGTGGCTGCTTCGACTGTACGGGTGGCGGTTCCGGAGCGTCGCTAACCGGCATTTGTTTTTTCGGCCTCGATGGCGGCTTGGGGGTTGACGGCTGCGGGATTGGTGCCAGGGCGGAAGCCTGCGCCTGCACCAGCGGTTCCTCCTGCACCTGAGTTGGGGCCTGTGATGCTTGCTCGGCCATCGTCTCAAGCGTTGACGGCCCCTGGCGGGTGGCGGGCTTGTCGTCAGCAATATGATAATCCGTCCACTTCGAATCGCCATCAGCAATCGATTGCCAGATTTCTCGGAGAGAAATAATTTCCTCCGGCGAACAGGTGGCCACCGGGTGACCAAGCTTGCCTTCCAGCATTTCCGTAGTAACGGAAATGCTGGCGAATGCGGATACGATCCTTGCTTTTGCAGTATCGGGGTCTTTTTTGACCGAGATACTGAGTGTTTCCTGGACCGCCGACATCGACTCTTCAACGATATCGATCGGCAGCAACTGCAGAATGCAGTTACGCACCAGGATAGCTCCGCGCCGGTTAGTCAGCTCGCGCAAGTCGCATTCATCCGGTTTTGTCCAGCCTGTTTTTTTGCGATATATGAGCTTGCCGAATGAGTCATCCATAAATACGATATTGTTCGACTCTTTATCCCACGCTTTTGCCCGGATCACGCGTGTGCTGTCATCATCTCTGACCACCGAGAAGCCGTACTCTATGTTTTTCCACAACCGTGCCGCCTCCCGTGCCAGGTGCACGCTCGGCCCGATTACATCCTTGTCGCCGCGCGGGAATTTGTAGCGGGCTTTTTCGGCGAAGGATAGCCTGTTGCAGGATTTTGTCAGTTTTTCAAAAGCTTCGGTCTCGTCACGAGGAAATTTTTTTGCTATAATTATAGCAGCCTGTACCTCCGCCGTCTCCTTTGCCATTGATGCACTTTGAGCAAGCTCAAAACTTTTTTCATGAGTGATCGTTAACGCTGTTTCCTCTGTTCTCATTTTTTACTCCTTTATCGACACATTTAGTCGTCGATATCCTGCCGATAATGTCTGGTACTCGGCGTGTATTTCGGGATTTTCGAGGGCGAATCTGTCCTCATCGAACTCTGGCGTTTTGGGCACGGTCATTTTCCAGGTCACCTTTGAGCCGTCGGCGAAAATAATCCCTTGATTGTCACCTATTTTTTGACGGAGCTGGTTAGCCAGGAGGTTTTTTTGCGCCTCTAGCTCCTTTATTTGCGCCGACAGGAATCTGTACTCCCTTGCGATGCACAGCGCTTCGGGCGACCCGACGAGCATCTTTTCACCCTGGCTGGCATACAGCGCCGAGAGCGTTTTCGCACAATCATCCGAGCCATCCGGCTCCGGCCACCGGTCTTCCTGCAAATCATTCCAAAATTTGAGACACTCCCCAAGAATGAATTTTTCTACGAGCGGATTCCGGGGCACCTCGTACCGCTCGAAATGGTTACCGCCAAAACACGCCACGATAATGGCTGGCAGCTCGTACAGCATCGAATAGAAGTGCACCTGGGCCTTGTACTTCTCTGGTGGACCCTCCTTCCAGTGTTTTTCCATAAACCCGTCTACATTTTTGAATTCGACGATCGATACCGGCTCTTTATGCTCTACCTTGAGCCGATCGACCAATCCATAGAGCATCTCGTGCTCTGGGTGGAATTTTCCTTCGGGCGGGCCATTTATCAGCTCCCAGCCGTATTCCCCTTCACACCAGGCGTGTACACCATGCTCCATATAATTTCCGGCACGCATGCGTTCGCTGGACACCTCTGGCCATGGGGTGTACCCCTTCATTTGTGAATATAGCGAAAATTTTGACCCGAATGCGCCATCCAGGCCAAGAATGATGGCTACCTTGCTGCCGGTAATATACCTTTTGTGACGTTCTAACTGAATTCCGTTCAGACTCATGCTAGCTCCCCTTCGGCAGCGAATTTAATCCGCTCCGCCGTCATCTCTAATTCGTACATGTTTCAATCCCTCCAAATCGGCATATTCCCAGGCTGTTCATAGCCGGCGATAACGATATGCTCCATGTGTGTGGAGCTAGTCGCTCCAGGATCAGTGTTTCCGACCTGCCCCTTGCAATAATTTTGACTTTCATTTTTTGATCCTTGATACCACCCATGACGTCGCTGGTGCAGTGCATTACATCATCCAGCGATGGAAGAGCACGATCAACGGCCTTCTCTGGATCTTTTTTTTTATCATCCACGAGTTTACCCTCCTGTCAAAAAGTTTCCACACGCGCAAAAATGACGGTCTAAACAATACGAACCGTGCCCCTGACGGAAGCATATTGTAACACCTCCCTTCGCATTTCTTCTTCAATAAGCGCCGAGTACTTATTGTTTACAACAGAAATTCGGCAAATACATTCTCCGATCGATAATGACCTGTTATCTCTGACTAGGTCCCTCTCGTGCCCGGCACGCAGGCGCAGGGCCAATACGTGATCTGGCCGTAACTCATTACTTAACCATTCGTGTTTCATTTGCGACCTCCTTTTCTTCAAGCGCCCTTCGGAAGGCACTGACCATCTCCTGCGATTGAGAGAAAATAAGTTTGACCGATGCACGAGCCCGTTTATCGACATAGCGTAAATCTTCTGGTAAATTTACCATGTTCACCATGTTCACGCACGATAAATTACATTGATCGAGATAATCAGTTCCAAACAAAAGGTAGCTGATCGCCGTATATAACGTCTCACCGACAGGCGATGACGCCACAAACTCCATTGCGGCGACTACATTCTGCAGCTCAAATAGATTGAGTCTGCTCATGTCCGCCGTTATGTCATCGAATATTTTTATCAGTTTTACGTCATTCTCCGTCATTAATTCTCCTCGTCGCCCTGGCCAGATCTCCGCACGCCAGATCTATTTTTTGCATCCTGCCAGATCTTTGATGCCCCAAGTCCACGCGGGTGGCCTGTAGCCATCGCTACCGGCGTAGTCTTCCGCCCCAAAACCCCTCGCAGGACGTCGGTAAAGGTTCTGCGAGTTGGAACGCCTTTTTTATTAGCTTCCTTTAATGCGTCCATATTAACCTCACTGATTTATGGTTAGCCTTGAAATAACAGCACTTATTGATAATATTATACCCCTGATAGGCAAAATGCAAGAGAAAAATGCAATAAAAAAACGAATTGACATTTTGCCTATCAGGGGTTAGAATCAGGCATGGGATCAAAAAAAGTTACCGAATTAGAGAAATACCGGCTAAAAAATGGTCTGACATTTGAGGCGCTCCGAACATCGTTACGAGTGCACGGTGTTAGAAAATCGCTGAGAACCGTGTATCGCTGGTGTCGAGGCGAAACGTACTCGGATTACCGCGAAATTACGCCTCGAGACGGCAGGATTATTGCCGAGATGATCGGCGTAACGATGGACAAACTATATAAGAGTTAGCGGCAGTTACGCCGGAAGTTGAACCAAGTCTTGCGCCACTCGATGGCGTGAGGTCATTCTCCTTTAACCATGTGGGCTGGGGTTGCTCGATCCCGGCCCACACCCTGATCCATGCTAGATATAATAATAATTTTCTACTCGTTTATATATATATTAATAATTTTTAAAATATACCCTCCCTGGCGGTAGCAGCAAAAAAATTGACTATGAATATATTTTGGGTATAATGTAGGCACTGTCAGAAAACATCAATATGAATTGAGTTTTAATTTAGAATTTAATAGATATTATAAGCCCAAGCGTATCGAGTACAACTCGATTTGTATTGATGCCTGACAGCAATCAAGACGCTTGGGCTTTTTTATTTTTATAAGGGTAAAAAAATGGCAAAACCACCAGCATTTCAGTTTTATCCGAGTGACTGGCTTGGAAGCGAAAGAGTCTCCCTGTTAACACTGGAAGAGGAAGGGGCGTATATCAGGCTGCTTTGTTATTGCTGGCAGCACGGCAGTATTCCCAGTGATCCGCAGAAACTGGCTTTTCTGATCGGGAAGGGTGCTTCAACCACCCTTGCAACCACCCTTGTAACTATGTTTGAACCAGACCATCAGAACGGATCGAGGTTGGTTCATGCCCGACTAATAGAAGAAAAGGCAAAACAGGATGAGTGGAGGAAAAAGAGTTCAAAGGGAGGTAAAAAATCCGGAGAATCTAGGAAAAAAGATAAAAAAGATGAACCACCCTTTGAACCACCCTTTGAACCACCCTTTGAACCACCCTTCAACCACCCAATGAACCAAATGGCAACTCTTCAGTCTTCAGTCTTCAGTCTTCAGTCTTCAGTCTTAAATACAAAAACAAAAACTACTTCTGCACCGAACGAAAAAAAATCGCTCGACGAAACCAAAGCGGCAGACGGAAAAAAGCCTCCGTCTGCCGCAGTAGAAATTTTGAAACATGAAGGGATTGATTTTGATTTCTCCCTGCAAGACTTCACGGGCATCCATAAAAAAGACGTTCTCGGCTGGCAAGAGGCATACCCGGCGATTGCTGTTGATGTCGAGACCAAGCGAGCGCGGGAGTGGCTCAGGGCGAACCCAAAAAACCGAAAGAAAAACTACCGGCGTTTTCTGACGAACTGGCTTTCGCGTGCCCAGGAGCGCGCCGGGAAAACCGGGGGGGCAAAAAATGACAACGGCGTGATCGCCGACGAAGACATTGACGCCGCACTCGATGCCATAATAGCCAGAGACGAAAAAAAGGATAAAGAGTGCCAGGAAAGACTGGCAAGGAGCGGAAAAAATGGAAAATAGCGATAACATAAAAGAGTTTTCAGCAAGGTATCTGGACTTTTGGAAGCACTTTAACCCGGGCAGGCCTGTGACAAAAATACTGCTCGATACGGCAAAAAAATACGCCGCTGACCAGATTATGTTTGGTGTCAGGTACCAGGATTTTGATCGCATGTGCCGGGAACTGGAACACGATATGTCCGAGCTGCCATACAGCTTCAACCTGGTCGCATACGTGTGCGATTGGGTCAGACAGGAGAGGGTGGAGAGGATATTAGAGGAGGAAAACCGTATGCGCCAACCTATTGCCCTGCCAGTAAAAGGTACTCCTATTGTAACCAAAAATTCAGAGATGGACCTGGCTGTGGAAAAGCTAAAAAGGGCCGGGCTGTATAACTGGATTGGCCTGCTTGAGCGTATCAATGCCAAGAGGGCATCTGGCGAAGCAGTGGCCGAAACTCAACCGAACTGCTATGCCTGTAGCGATACCGGCTGGGTCGATTTGCATGGCAGCGTTGCGACGTGTGTCTGCCCGCGTGGGCAGAGGATCAGGGGTCTGGATGGTAGGAGAATTCGCTTGGGTAGGGGGCCTGACGGTGGGACACTGGTTGTTGCCGAAGCCACTCCTGAGCAATGCCGGGCGGCAGCGGGCGGCAGCGGGGAATATCACAATGCGGCAGTGGTGCCGTTTTAAAAAGGGGTGGATATGATCAAAAAAAATAGCGCATGGAAAAAAAAAGGAAACGTATTTGTCCAGTGGGCGGAAAATAACCTCTGGCTCGGGGAGTCGGCTGATGTCGAATTATGTCTTCGAGCATTTTTGGGCCTGTCGGAGGAGGCAATAAGGACTTTTCATATCGGCTGGAACCCGGATGACTACCTTCGCGAACCATCCGATTGGGGAATGGCCGCTGATGGAGAAAAAATCTGGCTGCCGAAGGGGGTTGTCATCCCTTATTTTGATCTCGGCAAATTTGATCAGCTTAGACGGATAGCTGTCAGACGGTACGATGACGCAACATATACCCTTATTGCCGGGTCTAGTCGTGAGCCAATAATTTTGGGAGAAAATAGAGAGGCGATTGTGGTTGTTGAGCATGATCTTGATGCCATCCTGCTCAACCAGGAAATTGGGGATATGGCCGGTGTAATGGCTTTGAGTGGGGAACAGATACAGCCAGACAGCCAGGCCGACGCTATCCTGAAGGACGCTCGGTCGATACTTATTTCCTTTTGCAAGCCTCCGGGGGACTTCAGCCGATTTCCGCAGTCCAGGCTATGGCTGACAGATGGTGGCGAAAATCTGGCCGAGATGTGGCGCAACGACAAAAATTTGATGGAATGGGTCGCCGAGGGGATTGCCATGGCAACCAGCCCGGAACCTGTAGTTACAGCCGGTGACTCTCCGTGGGCCGAAACAGCCAGGAGAGTCGCTGAATTGGAGCGGCTCATTTTGGCCAGGCTGGATGGTCAAGCAGTGCCTATTGTGGTGTCTAGCACCTGTCTGATACACGATATCGCCGAGTATGCCAGGGGGGCGGCAGTACGAATAATCACCGGAGGTGATATTGGAAAATATGATAGAGAAATTTTGCGAACGATGGGGATAGATGTTTAGGTGCCACTGTGGATTCACAGGATGATCTTAATTTTAATTGTTACTGCCTACTAAGAATTATTACCTTAGCAATAAAAAACGATTTAAATTTGATAGGATTTTTGAGAAATGGGGTTGATATGAAACCAGTTAGTGAGCTGCAGGGGTTTATGAAATTCATCCAGGCCGTGGAGCGGGGCAAAGAACTTCACCAGGGGCCATTTACCATCCATGAGCTTTACTCCGCCCTGATGGCTGAGGTTACCGAGTTGGTGGAAGCGTATGAGCTGACTCTATCCGCCATGGCCGATCTCGGCGTTTCGGAATATCCAATGGCCAGAGTTGCCAGTGAGGCGACCGACGTGGCTGTTGTAGCCTACAGATTTGCCGAATTCTTGCGGCTACTCGATGAGAACAGGGCATCGAGGCTTGATCCAAGATGACAAAGTCTGACAGGAAGCACATCACTTTCACGGTTTTTGGCGTGCCGGTTCCAAAAGCCAGGGCCAGAGTGTCGGCGGCGCTAAAAAAAAATGGGAGGCGATATACATATACGCCGGAGCGCACGCGGAAAGCGGAATTAGATTTTATTACTCAGGCAGCGATCCATGCGCCAGAAACCCCGTTTTCCGGGCCAATTACACTAAGTGCTGCATTCCACATGCCTATACCAAAAAGTTGGCCAAAATGGCGTAAGGACGAGGCGATGGAGTATAATATCAGGCCGACTTGCAAGCCGGATATTGACAACCTGGTTAAGCTAACCATGGATGCGATGAATGGAATTTTTTGGCATGATGATGCACAAATTGTTTCTATATCGGCTACAAAATGCTATTCAGATGATCCAAGAATCGCAATTTATTTGAAGGAAATTTGAGGAGGCATGGATATAAAATGGATATGAAAAGGTGTAGTAAGTGTGGTGAGATGAAGTTGATCGAGTGTTTTTGTAGAAATAAACGCACTAAGGACGGTAGGGCTATCTGGTGCAAAAGCTGCTATACTGAGTACCGCAACAATCCGATTATGAGGGCGTACATGAAAGCATATGGCGCGGTATACAGAGAAAAGCCGGGAGCGCGTGAATCACACAGAAAATACGATAATAATTTGTATAAGAATGATCAAGCGCATCGTGAAAAAAAGAAGTCATATCAGCGAGCATACTCCGCCAGTAGTAAAAAAATAAAGGGCACAATATGAAAAAAGCGCGGCCAAATAAGCAGATAGAAAAACAGATAGAAAAACAGATAGAAAAACAGATAGAGTATATTCCGATAGCTACACTAAATCCGGCTGAATATAACCCACGCCGGATGACCAAAGAGCAGGCCGAAAATCTTGAGGCCAGTATCAAAAAATTTGGGCTGGTAGATCCGATTGTTGTTAACCGGCATCCAGAGCGGATAAATATAGTGATCGGCGGGCACCAGCGTCTGAAGATTGCTAAAAAATTGGGCATTGATCAGGTGCCGGTCGTATACGTCGAGCTAGATGAAGCGCGTGAGCGTGAGCTGAACCTTCGGCTGAATAAAAATCTCGGCGAATGGGACTTTGATCTGCTGGCGGATTTCGGGCAGGAGCTGCTGGCCGAGGTCGGATTTGAAAAGTTTGAAATAAACCAGATTTTTCAAGCCGATGAGAATTCGGCAGAAGACGAGTGGGATATCACCGAGTTTAACCGCGACCCAGTCGCCGAACAAAGTCTGACTATTCATTTCAAAACCAGGGCCGATGTTGGGGCATTTGCAAAGATGATTGACCAAAAAATTACTGAAAAAACTAAATATATTTGGTATCCAAAAAGAGATGATTAAGTACCCAATTTACGTAATTTCTAAGGGCCGCTGGGAAAACAGGCTTACTACTGATACCCTGGATAAAAGTGGGGTTAATTATCATGTTATCATTGAGCCACAAGAGCATGATAATTATGCAAAATTTATTGAAAAAGATAAAATATTAGTATTGCCTTTTAGTAATTTGGGGTGCGGCTCAATCCCCGCCCGTAATTGGGTTTGGGAGCATGCAATTACTATTGGTGCTAAAAAACACTGGATTTTGGACGATAATATAAGACATTTTTATGCAATGAATCATCAAAAAAGAGTAATTTTTAATGATAAAAGTGTGTTTGAATATTGTGAAAAATTTACAGATAAATATAAAAATATAGCTTTATCTGGAATGAATTATTATAAATTCGGCGTGCCGCATAATGCCGGTATGGGGATACGCCCGGTGATTTTTAATACCCGTATCTACTCGTGCATTTTGATCAAAAATGATATCCCATACCGATGGAGGGGCCGGTACAATGAAGATACCGACTTATCATTGCGGGTGCTGAAAGGTGGTTGGTGTACGGCACTGATAAATGCCTTTTTATGTGGAAAGCAAACAACAATGACGATGAAAGGCGGGAACACAGACGAACTATATAAAAATAACGGCAGATTATTGATGGCTAAATCCCTGCGCGATCAACATCCAGATGTTGTGCGGGTGGTATGGAAGTGGGGGCGATGGCAGCACTTGGTTAATTATAGGCCATTCTCCAAAAATAAGCTATTGAGCGCCCAATGATTAGTTTAGTTTAGCTCATCATGCCCTCCAGATGGTCAATGAATCCTTTACTGGAATAGAATCTTCCTTTTTCATGATCACTGTTTTCGCAGCCGATTCCCTTTCTTACTTTACATATGTCATCATACCGTTCCACTGTACAGCCGCACTCGCAGTGCTGCACGGTTGCTTGCGACAGGTACTCTCCTCTGACAAGAATCTTTTTCATTTTTATTCTCCTTTTTTGTTAATTTTTGATTTATTTTAGCTCATCAGTGCCGGTTCTTCCGGCAGACGGGGTTTCCCCCGTTTCGCTATTTAATAAAGACACGCTCTTCTATTTCCATTCCCCCAAGAAGAACACGAGCTCTCTCAATTCCGTCGCCATACTCCTCGATAGCAGAAAACCACACCTCATAATCGTCTTGATCCCAACATCCTTGACATTCAGGATTATTGCACGATGAATCATGCATACTGCTATCTGGATATGCATTCTCATACCCATTACCGTAATCTACTTGATAATTATATATGCTCATTTCGCCTTCCTTTTATCCCGTAATAATTTTTTATTTCGTCTTTATTATCCAAAACGAAATTAACATCAATACTATTTTCTGTCCTTTTTTTCTTTGGCATTTTCTATTAGTTCGTCTCTGAGGGCAGTAAAAAAAACATCAGTGTCGTGCAATTCTGATGAGTTTTCGTTCGCTACCTTTTCTGCATTTTTTACTATTTCAGATATTTGTTCATCCGTGGTTTCGGCAGTGATGCCATACTCTAGGCAAGTTGCAGCCATTCCTATCCCATCAAACCACTCGGCAGCATCCCATTGTTCGAATGAATCTGATTCAAATACCCATGATTCAATCGATCCATTTTCGTCTTGCAAGCATTTTTCATAATCATCCAGGTCACGCTGTTTTGTGTATCCTAGCCTACGAGCTTCGCACTGGGCCGCGAATAGGCTATAAAATTCACCATGAGCCGTTTGGCTCACATCATTTGTTGTTCCGAGCCATCCTTTGTGGCATGGCTCTCCTGACATATTTTTTGTCCCAGGAACAGTTTGTATGTACATAATCCCGGCATCCTCGTAATAATGCCCGGATGAATCGGTTTTGTTGGGGCCAACGTATTTTACGTTAATTAGGTAATATTGTGTTTTCATGTCATTCTCCTTTTTTGTTAATTTTTGATTTAACTTAGCTCGTCAGTGCCGGTTCTTCCGGCAGACGGGGTTTCCCCCGTTTCGCTCAAACGTACTACGCATCTATAAATCGATCAGGGAAAAACTGCTCGATTTCCTCAGTGAGGCCGCGGCCCTCCAGC